CTTCTGCTTGTGCGACTATTCGTTGAGTTACCTCAATCATACTCTTCTTAATCAGTTCATTACCTGCAGCACTGGTACGAAGTGCTACAGACCCTCCTGAAGCGCCTCCTGTAAATTCTAAGGTTGTGAATTTACGTCTCCTTGCTGCAGTGCTTAAATCAAACTTTTTAGCTAAACCAGGAACAGCACTGATCTTTAATTTACCATCAGCATAAGTATATAATAGATAATTTTGCATTTTCTGATTGAACTGAGTTATCAAAGCATTTCTATATTTTGTTTGTGCAGGAGACTCAAACCATTTAAAAAGCTTTTGTTGATCGTATAAAGAGGCTTTAATTTTGATTCTATTTTTTTTGTCTACTATTTCTTTTATGTCTGCTTGACTGCGAATAGCATTAATACTACCAGCAAATTCTTTACTACCTCTTGTTAGTCCTGAACCAAGCTGTGTAAATGTTGAAGTTCCGCCTTCATTTAGTTTTTGTTTAATTTCAACAGTTCTTTTGTTTCTATCTGTAGTAGTGCTATCAAATTCAAATTGTTTAGCAATATCTTCTCCAAACAAGGTTACTATATCATCATAAGCAAGTTCAGTATCTGGAGCGGATTCTTGACTCTGATAACGAGATAAATCTTTAGGCTCACCAATAAATCCTTTAATAGCTGGGTCAAATTGTTTACCCCCCGCACCTCCAGATAAAAAATCAGAAAAGCGTCGAAGATCTAACATCTTAGCTCTGTCTTGAGGAGTGGATTTATATTGTTTGTTTTTGACTAAAGTTACAGCATTATTAAATGCAGATCTCAATCCTTTTCCATCAGGAACACCATCAAAGATAATGTTTAAATCTAACTTCACGAAATGATCCTATATAAATCTAAAATACGACGAATATGTGGTGGGAAGTTGCCTGCTAGGGGGTAAGACTCTCCACGTTCTCCTTCAAATGAGAAGCCACGTTTTTCCTGATCTTGTTTATACAACAATTTAATCATATCAAGTGTTGCAAGTTGAATATCTTGTGGTATATCACTTGATTCATAACCTGCACGGTATTCTACTTTCACACCAGAAGGAAATGGAGAGAAACCAGGAGGACCTGAAAGAGTTAATGATGGATAGCTATTACGAACCGTTGGGAAAGAACCTCTTACACCGACTGCTCCTACATCACGAGTTACTTCTCCCATATCGCGAGAAAAGTTATACTCATTTGTTGCATTATGAACATCTATAGCTTCAGTAGCGTCGTTCTTGCCATCAAAGTGAACTAAGAAAATAGTTTCTCCATCGGGTCTAAATCTTTTTGTTGGGGGAGTAAAGTCAGTATCACCATATCTAGCTTTATCTGATACTCTAATCTCATCCATATACCCTTTAAATGTAGTGCCTACCTCAACATTACTTGTAAATGTTAAATTTGCCTCGCTAAAAGAAGCATTAGCAATCACATTACCATTATAGTGTAAGTATAATGTTTCTTCTGTTAAATCACGAGACACTGCAACATGCGCAAAACGGCGTTTAGCAAATTGCTGAGTCTCAATAGAAGTATTGGCTCCTTCAATTACGGTTGCTGTTCCTGAAACATTTGCTTCGTATGCTAAACCTTTTTGATTCGCTAATCTAAATTGCATATAATTTGAAGCATCTGTGTTAATTGAGAATAGTACGTTATCTTGTAAGGTCGCCTCATCTACACGAATAAACATCTCAATGGTAAAATCACCCTCTTCAAATTTTAAGTCTGAAGATACAGTACTACCTAAGAGGTAGTCACTAGTATTAAGCTCTAGAGAAGATTTTCCAAATTTTTTAATTCTTGTATTAATGTGGGCGTCATTTTTAAAAGATAGTGTTGTTGCGTTAGTTTCTTGTGTGGTTACTGGTCTACCTATAGTAGTGGGGTCAGCTAAAATTACATCCTCTGTACCATTAAACTCTGAAACTTGGTAGACATTTGATAGAGGTAGCCTTGATACCATAACAGAAGTTTTTCCTCCATCAAATACTTCAACATAATCATTAGCCAACATTTCTTGCCCAATATAATGCTCAACTACGCCTGTGGCATAATTGATTATATTAGCAAGTCTAGCGTCTTGACTATTAGACGAAATACTTAGATAATCTTTAACTTGTGCTAATGTTACAAAAGCATATTTTCCTAGATTTTCTTCTAAACGATCTACCATGAGTCTCTACCTATTCTTCTTCGTCGATTTCGTCGTCATCCCAATCTTCATCTTCATCATCCCAGTCATCCTCTTCATCAACGACTGGACTGGGTGCAGGCATCGACACAGGAGTTGCAGGTGTAGAAATAGTAGAAGCACTCCATTCAGCTGCCAAAGCATCTGCTTTTTCAGCACTATGACCGTTTACACGAAGCCAGTGTCTAACTTCTTCTGGTGTTGTAATATCACTTGGTATATTTACCATTTATTTCTCCTTAAAATGAAAGAGGAGGCGTTGACCGCCTCCCCCTGTGTAGTTCAAAGATGTCTAAGCTAAACTTAGCCAGCTTCAATTGTAACAGCGTAGCTGTACTTAGTAGCGTCAAGAGCTGCACTTGAGTTAGTCGTAAGAGCTTTAAAGTCAATACGAGTGCTCATGTACATTGCAGTGACCTGCTGACGTGGTTCGTACTCGCTCTCAATCTCGATACCGCGACGTTCTGCAATCATAAAGCCAGGCTTATAGCAGAGAACTCCGAGGTCACGACCGGTTCCACCAACGTTATCTAAGAACTCAGTGATTGCAATTGGGATACCGTAAACGGCGCCAACTGAACCTGTGAGGTAAGTAGCGTTTGGACCAAACTTGTCAACTGTCTGGAAGTCAGAAGTTGTAACAAGGTTGTTGTAACCTTCGATTGATGTCAAGTACACAAGGTCGTTACCAAGCTGAAGGCCATATTTGCCAAGCTTAGTGCGAGCTGCAGCGATATCTGACGGATCAGCTTTATCGTTTGCAGAACCTGTGTCCACAGTCAGGCCTGCGCCTACGTCGTCAGTCAGGTTAGTAATACCTTCGATGACAGACGCATAACCAGTACCGGCTGTAATTGCATTTGTTGGTGCTGCTGTAAATCCAGACAACGCACCAGTTCCACGCAGAATTGCTTTATCGATAGCACGGGCTAAACGACGTGTAGCAGCTGCACGCAAGAAGTCGAGCAAAGGAAGAACTGTATCTTCTTCTTCGTCTTTTGCGAGGTGTGTGGTAGCCATGAACTTATGTGGAGTAAAGTCCACTGAGCTAATGGTGTTCTGGTTGCTGGTTGGTACGCGGGTTGCGTCAGCAATACCTGTAGCAAATGTGCCAGAAGCAAATTGTGCTACATCACCGTCTGTGTCTTCGTCAGCTACTGGTACGCGGAATGTTTTCGCGTCAACAGCCATACGATTGAACATTGGAGCAACAACTAGCTGCTGTTCCATTTCGGTGTAAATGTTTTGTGAGAAGTTGCTCAAGAACTGATCAACAGATGTGACAGCTTTCATCTTGGCACCGACTTTGGTGTCAAAGATGTCACGCTTGTTAAGCAATTTCGCAACAAGAACGGCGTTAGCCATATCTTTTTCAGAATACTGAGCTGCATTGCGGCCCTGCTCCTGGAAGTGCATTTTTGAGCGCTGCAGTGCAGCAATCTCTTCTTGGTATTTGTTCATCTGAGCTTTAAGTTCTGCAACTTGCTCTGATTCACGCGGTGTATAAGCATTATTGCTATCACCTTTAACCAGCATTTGCTGGTCAGCAGCGTCTGCTTCCTTCACGATAGCGTTCCCGGCCTCTTGGACCAGTTCGGCAACTGCAGGCTCAGACACTGTAGCACGTGGTGCTTCTTTTTTGATCTCTTCAGCTGGTACAGCTTTAGTAAGATCGATTGTATCTACGACTTGATCAGCCATTTCGTCTTTCTCCTTATCAGAATTTTCGTGAAGCTCTTTAGTAGGGCTCTCGCTTATAACCGCGTCTTCACTTGTAGATTTTTCGACTTGTGAATGTTCTTCTGTTTTCACATTAACAACATTATCACAGTCTTCGCCTTTAGCGTCAACCTCTAAAAATTTAAAGATTGGGTTTTGCTCAGTAGCGACATTAGTGACTTTAAACATTTTTTCTTGATAGTTTACAAGATCACCATGTTGAAGTTTGCTAGCATCTTCGGAAAGCAAGTTTGTGAACGGGATAGATGCCATAGGATCTTTAATTTCAAGCTCCTCTTCATCATCCTTTTCCATACCAGTGACTACTTCCTCAGTTTCTGCTTTGACCTCAACTTCTTCAGTATCAGCTTTATCTTCAGTAGCTTCCTCAATTTCAGCTGTTTCTTCAACAACTTCCTCAGAAACTTCTTCTGATTTAACTTCAACATCAGTATCAGTTACTTCGATCTCAGCTTCTTCAGCTTTAATTTCAGTAACTTCTTCTTCTTTTGAGTTACTCATTGCTTCCTCCTCGGTTGGAGACATCGGACGTTCGTTAATAACTTCGCCCTCCTCCGTGCTATGAATTGGAACACCTGCCATTGT